GCTGCTTAAGCCGATAATCGTATTACCGGGAGCTTCGAAAAAAGCTTTTGTAATACGATGCCATTTTATTTTGGGTTTGCACCCGAGGAGCTTGGAAACTCCTCCTAGATCAGCTGTTAAAGGTTGATCTAGGTTTTGAATAGAGTGGTACTAGGGGACGTACTCAGACTAAGGGTCATTCACTCCCTAACCTCTAAACTATGTTAGAAGGGTTAAAGAATGACTTCGACCGATTGTATAAGCCGCGCCTTAGCGGTCCACACCCATCATGCAAATCCTTTGATGGATTGCTTCGATGCTTACAACCCTGTGAGGGGAAGTAGGAACTAGGAAGGCTAAAGGGGGATGAATATCCCTCCACGACCTTGCCAAGTTTTTGTAACAACGAAGACTTGTACGAATTGAGCGAAGGAACAGGAACTGAAAAAGGTCACCTATCGTCGTTGGATCCGTATGCTCAGCTGATAACTGGGTAAGTGTACTCGTGATGTAATAATCATCAAGATATCCCTAACCGGTATCAAGGTGAGTAAAGGTTCCGTGGACTCTAGTAATGACTGCCAAATGCCTAAAGTAGGGTGGGTACCAGGAGGATCGTATCCTCCAACTTTGTTGAGGGCTTACACCCCGCCTTCAAAGTGGACACTGTATTTCTAGGACATGGTTTTTATTACAAAACTTTTGAGCCAAAGAAACACCATCGATATAAAATCCGCAAGGAGATCATAAGCGATCTGTCGACTGAAAGGGGTATATAAAATCCGCAAGGAGATCATAAGCGATCTGTACCAAGGTGCTCTTCTGGTAATTAGGTTATAAGTGCTAGCCAACTTTTATGTTTTGGTTTTAACGACGACGAGTACTACGTACTCTCCTCATACATAAATCCAATCTTATTTAAACCGCAGGGATCAAACCTTGTAGGGGATACTTTTGGTAAAGTTCCACTAGAGAAGAATAATCGAAGTGGTTCGGAGAGTTTTGGAAAAGCGATGAGACGCGTGTATCCTTGTCATATGCTGGAAGCAGTAATGACCTAGACCGATTTCTGAGTTAATCAACCATTAGTAGAGGGTAACGAATATGAAGTTCCTAAGAACTGTTTCAAGAGTTCTGTAAATTTTATAGATGTAACCGTAACAATGAATTTCTCATACATAAATGTACTTGCAAATAACTACTTTTCAGGATGGGGTTTCCCAACTATTATTGCCTTCGCTTTAATAGTGGCTATTTGTGAATTATCACTTATTGCCTGGGCATACCCACGTGCCGAGGAAGCCCGTATGAGGAAAATCACTTTTAAGTGATTAACCCGTAAGGAACTAATTCGGTACGCTATTCTGTTAAGTAATTTATTTTCAGATAGAACTTGAACTGAGAGACCGAACCGTTTTGGTAAGGCTTCAAAGTGAAAGGATCTAATTGAATTAGCAAGGAAACAAATGGTAACATGAGAAAAGTCTGGTATCACCTTTACGATAAGTTATTGGGCTGAAGTGTTACGTTTGGTAGTACAGTATCTGGATCCTAGATCTAAGCCATTGTACTCTTCAAAAATATGGGTTAAAATCCATAAAGGTAAGTTATCCATTAAGAGTTGATCCGGGCTACCTGTTGTTTTACCAAAGAAAATTAAGGTATTACTTCAGGGATGCAAGGAATCTATTCATAATGGATCTTTACAAAGAGGCCATTTGATAAAACTTAAACTTGTACTGAGTATGCTCTCTTTCTTTAGAGCATGTTCTCCAGCTTACCGAAAGGTCAGTTGAGAGTCTATTACTTCACCATTTTCTGGTGTGAGTAAAACTCTAGGACAACAAGAGTTAAAGTTGGCTCTTAAATCGTTGGGTATAACAACTTTAAAAGTTGGAAAACCATCGATCTTTTGAGCTTCTTCTAAAAGTGGTCCTAACTTACCCGTAGCTACATTAGGGCTCGGATTAGATCTAATCGGTTGAATTCTGCGACCACAAAAGTGGTACGAGTACTGTTTAATTTGTTTAACAAATGGGTACTTTGTATGTTTAACTCAATTTGTGTGTTTAACTATACTTGTTGCGCCGGTTGTCCTGCTTTGTATCCTATTCCGGATCAAACCACTACTTGGGCACATTGCTGTCCTTGAAGAGGCAAGGGGTAAGATGCGTAAGATCGGTATAACTGATTTCTGAACTCAGATTCTATTTAGACCGCTCCATGATTGTATTTACAGTCATCTTTCTAAAATTGATGAGGACGGGACTGACAATCAGTCAGGACCCATTCGTCATATTTTGGAAAATTTGAAGGTAAATAGTTTTCACGGAAAAGTTCAAACAGTTCAAAGTTTAGATCTAACAGCCGCAACAGATCGCTTACCAGTAGATGTTCAAGCTGAAATCCTTAATATCCTAGGTTACCCTGGTGATTTATGGAAACTAGTCCTTGATCGTGAGTGAAACTCATCAGATGGTCCCATCAGATATTCTGTGGGTCAACCGATGGGGGCTTACTCATCATTCGCGATGTTAGCCTTGACAAATCATGTCTTGGTTCACATTGCAATGAAACGACACAAACGTAATCCCAAGCACCGCTACGCGGTACTGGGTGACGACGTGGCAATCGCTGATGAGAAGGTCTCAAAATCATATAGGGGTTTACTCGAATACTTAGGTGTAGAAGTTAATCCAATAAAAGGTTTTGATGGTGGTATACTTGAATTTGCAAAGAAGCTTCACACAATCACACGTATCAATATTTCCCCGCTTGGTGCTAAGAACATACTTCTAACATTGAGAAATCCGGCTTTCCTATCATCGGTCCTTAAGGAGTTGTGAGATAAAGAATTCCCTTTAGTGTTCAGGCTTAAACCTAGAAAAGAGATTCGTCTAAGAGCTAAACGTCGTGTTCGTGGTATTTCCATACCATTTATCACTTCGGATAACCTAATTAAACTTTTTTCTTCTCTTTGGTCTAATGTTGTCCACCAAAATGGAAAGTTCGTCTTAAAACTCCCTAAAGGGAAGACTGGTAGCGTAATGAAATACTCATATGTAGGAGTTCTTCTCCGCTTAGCAAGTTATATTGGTCCGCGTAGTGGCTTGTGGTATATAGGACCTGAGGTGCGTGGTTATCTACAAGGATGAGATTATGACCTTTACCAGAAGATTTGATGGGACATTGTAAAAAGGTTAATTTCTAAAAGGAAATTATCTTCAGTAGGAATATTCTCACCTACCTCACAAGCCAATAGGTTTGTAAGGGAGGGGGTTCATTCTAATACTAAATTACAAATTGTCAATGCCATTAAATTCCAACGGGAGGCTCGTATATCCGTCTTTAGAGTACTACGTAACCAGTGGCTTCTGGGATTAAATCTAATCCGTGAAGCTTTCCTTATACCTTTAGTTTCACTACCGAAAGTGAGAAATCTTTACTATTACAAGCATAAGATTTTCTACCTAGATAAAGAGATAACAACTCTGATCTATTTTCTATCCCTATTGCTTTCGCCTTCAGTGCTTATTGTAGCTAGAAGTTATTTGTTAAACTTCTGAAAGTTGGTGCCAAAGAGCATCATGATATTATGAGTCCGTTTCTTACGGGTTTGTAATTATTGGCATACTCATGGTTTCTGAAGCGAATCATGTCTATGCGGTGTTGCTCTTATGTTCCTTACTCGCGACGTATGGTTTGTGACACAAATTGTCGCACCCATGGTGGTCTGACACTATTTAGTAGTCAGTCCATGGATGAAGTCATTCATCCTACGTTACGTATACTGATCCAAGGTTTGAGGTGCCCAAGGTAGAAATGTCATCTTAGATGCCACCTCCCCTGTGTATGACCCCTTAAACCCGTTACAAAACCTTTTAGGCCTTACTATTCGTGAGTTTAAGACTTACGAAGAAGTTCCGGCTTTTAAGGAGATGTTACAATTGGTGAAGTATGAAGGTCTTGTAAAAGCTTGGCTTACCGAAAAAGAACGAGTGAAACGCGAAATGGATGCTTTGAGAACCAAAAATCAAGGGGACAAACAACCATCAAGTGGATCCTCGAAACCAGTAAAAGGGTCAACCGCAATGATGAAAGTCAAAGGGTCTCCTACTACTGGGGTGTCGAAGAAACGGAAAGTACCGAGATTGAACAAGAGACCCCGAACTAAAAGTACGGGTTAACATGTCCTTTCCCTATCCTTCCTTTTACTATTACTCCCTCCATATCCTGTCTTAAACAAGATAACGAGTGGAGAGTTCTAACTATTATAAGTTGTTGACTATGCAATAGAACATAGTGCCATGGATAAAAGAGATAACTCTCGGGGTTCCATG